TTCTCTAAAGCTTTTACAATCGCTGATGATGTTGAAGTTAAAGGCGCAGAACTAAAAGATGGTCTGCTTAAAGTGAGTTTGGAAAGAATCGTTCCAGAACACAAACAACCTAGAACTATAGAGGTTAAGTAATATGTGGAACACATTACCAACTTATGCTCAAGTAAAAGAATTTTGGTCAGGCTATTTTAGCAATGTTCAAAAATTTTACAAAGATTGGGCTGAAGATGTTAAAACATCATTTAAAAAACAAGACTAATTAGTCTAAAATTAAGAGGCCGTTCCACCATTGACAGGAACGGCCTTTTAGTATATTATACAGATATAAACATTGCAAACTGAGTTTGTGGTTTATATTAATTAACAATTAAAACGCTAAGTGGCGTGAAAGGAAATATAATGTTAGATAATACATTAGTGTCTAGCCGGGTAAATGGCGCATTAGGCATCACAACAAAAACAAAAACAACAAACGACAATGATAATTCAATCGTTGTTAATATCAATAATACAGATAGATTTTCAGAAGCGAATTTAAAAACGCTTGAAAGATTAATCGTAAAAGAGGCTTTTCCAGAGTTATATGACAATGACGAATTGCCTAAAAAAGGATTAACTTTTCATGGTTTTGAACTATATGATATTGATACGCTATATTCTGTTTTAAAAAACAAATATGGTAAACAAAAAGGTAGAGCTTCGGATAATGAGAAGTTTGATAAAATCAAAAATAACATTTTGGATAATGGCTTTAAATTAAAATATAATCCCATTGCCATATGTAAATATCCAGATGGTTCTATTAAATTTATTACAGGTAGAACTAGAACTAAAATTTTGAAAAATACTTGTGATTTTAAAAATGCAATTGTAGCAGTATATACAGTTGCAGATAATAAAACACTTGCTACTCAAAATATTAAGTTTAACTTAATTGATTCGCCTACAGGTTTAGCAACAACTGGTGATGTTATTGCTACAGGACAAGAATTAGTTAGTGATGGCGATTTATCAGAAAACTTAGATGAAATCTATAATTGGGTATTAGAGGCTACACAAGGTGGTCACTTTACAGAAAATACTAAAAATATTATAGCACAATCTATTTTAAACAATTCTGGTACAAGACCATATGTGAATTCTTGGACACCAGAAAATGTACACGAGTGGATGACAGAAAATCATTATAAGAAAGCAAAAGACCAGTATCCTAATAGTGGATTATCTGCCAAAGAATCTGTTTATGTACAAACTAAAAAAGGTTCTGAACATCTAAACAAATATTTGTATGTTGTTTGTGCCGCTTCATCTTGGACTAAAAATCTTTCCAGAGTAGCTGCAATTGCAAATAACTCAAATTTTGCAGGTAAGATTATTAGAGTCATATTACACACTTCAACTTTAGATACATCTAATAGTATTCAAAAGTTAGAAGAACAATATGAAGATAGAATCGAAAAACATAACTTGAATTGGAACCAAGAGTTGATTAATTATGGTGGCGCTTTTTTCACAAGAGAAATAAATGGTGAAGAAGTATTACCAAAGGTTAATACAGATGTGGTAATTTATGCTACTCTTCCTACGATTGGTAAAATTCATAAACAAAATGAACTCGTTTTATTGTAAAATAAAATAAAAATAAATGGCCGTCCTAGGCTTGACTTTGACGGCCATTTATAGTATTATAGAAAATGCGGATGTCGTATAAAAGTATTATATTTGATTTCCAATCAAATGAAGGTGGGGCAGTACCATCCATCCGCTCCAATTTAAACAAGGAGAAAATATATTATGAACCTATCAAGTGACACAGTTGCTGTACTGAAAAACTTTTCAGACATTAACCAGAATATTCTGGTGAAGCCTGGAAACAAAGTACAGACAATCTCTACAATGAAGAATATTTTGGCAGAAGCTGATATTTCAGAAACTTTTGAACAAGAATTCGCAATCTATGACTTACCTGAATTTTTAAGGTCTGTTGATTTATTCGACAGTCCAAGTTTAAAATTTAATGGCGGGTCAAATGTAACAATCAACGAAGAAAAATCTAAACAGAATATCAAATATTTCTTTGCAGATAAATCAGTTATTGTTGCACCTACAAAATCAATTACAATGCCAGATAAGTTTGTAACTTTCACATTTAAAAAAGAAAGTTTTGCTAAACTTATGAAAGCAGCTACAACTCTAAATTTACCAGATGTTGCAGTAATTGGTAATGGTAAGTCTATCTCTATGGTGGCTACCGATAAGAAAAACAAATCATCAAATGAATATTCAATTGATGTTGGTGAGTCTGATAAAACATTCAAGGCCTATTTTAAAGTAGAAAACTTTAAGATGATTACAGATGATTATGATGTTGCAATCTCAAATCAAAAGATTAGTCATTTTGTAAATCGTAATAAGAAAGTCCAATATTGGATTGCATTAGAGCCAGATAGTGAGTTTTAATCATGCAATTCTCAAAAACTGAATGGCACCAAGTAGCATCTCAATTCAACTATGATGTGGATGATGAAGCAATCATAGAAGAATTTGGGTCAGTCCAAAGATTTAAAGAAATCATATCACACCAGGAACAAGAGTGGAGTTCTAGTTTAGAACCACATGGTGAAGAACCTACAGATGAAGAATCTGATAAGTTTTGGGACTTTGTTTCTGAGTTAGATTATGATAGAGAAGACGATTGGTGGACTGATAGAAAAGGTGGCTATGATGTCACTTATAAGTATGAAGAAGAAGCTAAATAATGAATAAAGTGGAGTTTATATTATGTCAGACTATTTGTGGGTTGAAAAATACCGACCAAAAACAATTGATGATTGTATCCTATCACAGGATATAAAAGAAACTTTTAAAGAGTTTTTAAATCAAAAAGAAATCCCTAATTTACTATTATCTGGTACAGCCGGTACTGGTAAGACCACAGTTGCACGAGCATTATGTGAACAATTAGGTAGTGATTATATTATCATTAACGGTTCAGATGAAGGCCGACAAATTGATACTTTGAGAACAAAGATTAAAAACTTTGCCTCTACTGTATCATTAACCGAAGACGCCAATCATAAAGTTGTAATTATAGACGAAGCAGATTATATGAACGCTGATAGTGTTCAACCTGCTTTGCGTAATTTTATTGAAACCTTTTATAATAATTGTCGTTTCATATTTACTTGTAATTACAAAAACAAAATCATTCCTGCATTACATAGTCGTTGTACTGTAGTTGATTTTACTATTAAGAATGGTCAAAAGGTCAAAACTGCTAAGTCTTTTATGGAAAGAATGTCTAATGTTTTAACAGATGAAAACATTGAGTTTGATAAAAAGGTTTTAGCTGAGTTAATTCAGAAATATTATCCAGACTTCCGTAGAACTATTAACGAACTTCAACGATATTCAGTTAGAGGTAAGATTGATAGTGGAATCCTATATAGTTTATCTGAAGCGAATAATAAAGAATTAGTCAAACTTCTAAAAGAAAAGAAGTTTACTGATATGCGAAAATGGGTTGTTCAAAATATTGATAAAGAACCACAGGCTTTGTTTAGAGGTATCTATGATACTCTTTATGAAAGTTTAGATGCAAAATCAGTACCACAATCGGTATTAATTATTGCAGGTTATCAATACAAGGCGGCCTTTGTTGCTGACCAAGAAATAAATATGGTCGCTTGCTTGACAGAAATTATGGCGAGTTGCAAATTTAAATGACAATAAGCGGGTGTAGCTCAGTAGTAGAGCATTTCGTTGCCAACGAAAGGGTCGCAGGTGCGAATCCTGTCACCCGCTCCAAATTTGCCCCTTTAGCTCATCTGGTAGAGCAACTGATTTGTAATCAGTAGGTGGTCTGTTCGAGTCGGACAAGGGGCACCATTGAGGTTATATTATGTATGAATTAAAAGATTATTTGAACGCAATCAACTTTGAAAAGACGCCACTACTTGATAGTGACGATTTAACATGGGAGAAGAAATACCCACCTTATATCATTAATAAGTGTTTATCTATGCACTACGATACCATTGCTCAGGCTAACGAGATGAATGGTTATCACTTCTTAGACAAAAAGTTACAATTCCACTTTTACATAAATAGTATCCGTAAGAAAAAGCGATTTGGTGGCAAGTGGTTATCACAGGCCAAATTGAAAAACCTAGAGTATGTAAAAGAGTATTATGGTTACAGTAATGAAAAAGCTAAAGAAGCTCTCAGCATACTAAATGATAAACAGATTAATGAGATTAAATTAACACTTGAAAAAGGTGGGAGAACAAAAAAATGAGTGAAGAAATTTCATGGTCGCCTGAGAGTATGCTAGAAGTAACTATCAAACAACCAGACGACTTCTTAAAAGTAAGAGAAACATTAACAAGGATTGGTGTTGCTAGTCGTAAAGACAAGACACTATATCAATCTTGCCATATTTTACANAAACAAGGNAAATACTATATTGTACATTTCAAAGAGTTATTTGCTTTAGACGGTAAAAAGGCAACCTTAGTTGAGAACGATATTCAAAGAAGAAACACAATTGCGATATTGTTACAAGACTGGAACTTAATTGATATTGTAAAATCCGAAGATGCTGAGAACAAGGCACCATTAAGTCAAATTAAAGTATTACCTTTCAAAGAAAAGAAAGAGTGGAACTTGGCTGCCAAATATAATATTGGTAAGAAAGTCGAAGAAAAAGATGGCGAGTAAATGCAGGTTCCTAAGTTTAAAGATTTCTTAACAGAAGCAAAAGAGGAAAAAGACTTTCTCAGGTTACTGATTATTACAGATGAACCTGAAGAAGCTAAAACCTTTCATACTGCTGACCGTTTAAGAGAAGAATGTGATAAGTTAAAATACCCACATTATCTCTTTAAATTAAGTGGTGGCTATACCACATTTGAAGATGGTATTCGTAGATTTCATAACAAAGACGATAAGAAAGGTTTTGAAATTACCACAGATACCGTTGCTGTTATTCGTGGTTCAATTACACGAAAAGACAGTTGGTTAGACTTTGTTTCTATATTAGAAAGAGCTAATGTTTGTGTAGTAAATGGCAGACAATCTATTTCTGTATGTGCTGACAAATATAGAACTTCATTAAGACTTGCAGATTATGGTTTAACAGAACCAAAAACAATTTTAATTAACGACCCCGAAAACTCAGTTGAACTTGTTAATAATGCTGGTTTAAAATTTCCAATTATTCTAAAAACACTTAGAGGCAGTAAAGGTGTTGGTGTATTATTTGTTGAAAGTGAAAAAGCATTAGATAGTATTGTTCAATTAGTACATAAACAAGATGAAGATGCCGACTTATTAGCACAACAATATATTAAAACAGATTATGATGTAAGAGTCCATGTTTTAGGTGGCAAAGTAATTGCAGCTATGAAACGACCAGTTATTGAAGGTGATTTTAGGTCAAATGTATCACAAGGTTCTAAACCAGAAAATATTAAGTTAACAGAATTAGAAATAGAAGAATCATTAAAAGCTGCAAAAGCAGTAAATGGATTATGGGCTGCGGTTGATTTTATACCTAGTAAGAATAGAGAAAAAGAACCGCCATTTATGTTAGAGGTGAATTCATCACCTGGAACTGAAGGAATTGAAGATGCAACAAATAAGAATATATCTAACATTGTTATCAGCCACTTTGCTAATAAAAAGCATAGATACACAGTACCAACAGAATGTGGTTACAAAGAAGTGGTCACAATCAAACCTTTCGGAGAAATTATCGCTAAGTTTGATACAGGTAATTCTGGTATGCCAGTTATTCATGCTGACAGTTATAAGGTGGATGGTAAACAAATTAGATGGTCTCTTTTGGGGAAAACAATTACCTCCGATATTGTCAGAAAAGAAGAAATTTCAGTAGGCGGTTTAAGAGATTATGATGAAACAAGATATGTGGTCAAGCTAGATGTTGGTTTTGCTGGCGGACTATACAAAGATATAGAATTTACTTTGGACGATAGAGATGAAAGAACTTTAATTCTATTAGACCGTGAATTTATGAATAAATTGAATGTTATGGTCAATCCCCAAAGAAAATATGTGATAACAACCAAATACAGCCTTGACTAATTGTCAAAGTTGTGTTATATTATAACTAAAGGAGTAAATTATGTCAGAAGTGAGAATAGTAAGGCTGATTACAGGCGAAGATGTAATCGGCAAAATCGAAAAAGATACAGTTGGTAATTACACACTAACAAAATCTTTTACAATCATTCCAACACAATCAGCACCTGGTCAACCTGTTCAATTGATGATGACGCCTTATATGCCGTTTTCAGAAGATGAAACAATTACCATTTCGGCTGATAAAGTTGTTACTAATGTGAAACCTAAAAAAGATATTTTAAATTCTTATCAGGCTAACACAAGTAAAATTTTAACACCAAATAAAGAACTTATAACCGAATCAAAATTACCTAAACTGTAATGGTCACAGTTTATTTTGTCAGAAACGGCTCTAAGATTAGAGTAGAAGTGCCTGAAGGTAATACTTTAATGGAAGCGGCTAAGTTTTTTTCTTCCGTTCCTATTGAAGAAATACCGGCAACCTGTGGTGGTTGTTGTGCGTGTGCTACTTGTCATGTGTTTGTTGATGATACATGGCTTGACAAAGTTGGCAAAATAGACTATAATACACCAGAATTATCTTTATTGGAATATCAACACGACTTTAAAGAAGGCAAAAGTAGATTGGCTTGTCAAATTGAATTGAAGCCAGAACATGATGGATTAATAGTACACTTGAGGAATGATGAACTTTTATAAGAATGTAATTGAACATAGAGGCAAACTACTTGTTAGAGGCATACATGATGGCCAAGAATATAAAGAAAAGATAGACTTTGGTCCTACTTTGTATGCTTTGACACAAGAGCATTCTGTCTATAAAACACTACAAGGTCAAAATCTGAAACCAATTGAGTTTACAGATATTATGGCTGCTCGTAAGTTTCGTAAAGAAGTTGCTACGGCAAATTCTCCTATCTATGGTTTAGAAAGATACCATTATCAATATATCGGCCAGGAACATCCTGAAGATATTGAATGGGATAAAGACCTAATTAAAATCTTTACACTTGATATTGAAACAACTTGTGAAAATGGTTTTCCAGATGTAGAAAATCCTATTGAAGAAATTATTTGTCTTACTGTAAAAAATCAATCAAACAAATCTATTATTACTTGGGGTGTCGGCGATTATCATACCGACCGAACAGATGTGGTTTATGTNAAATGTAAGAATGAAAAAGAACTNATGTTTGAGTTTATGAAGTTTTGGATTAAAAATCATCCAGANATTATTACTGGTTGGAATACAAAATTCTTTGACTTACCATATCTAATTAACAGAATTAAATTAGTTGCAGGTGAAAAAGTCGCCAATCGTATTTCGCCTTGGAATCTAATCAATCGTATGGAAATCAATGTACAAGGCCGTACACAAACTGTGTATGATGTTTATGGTATTGCAATGTTAGATTACCTTGACTTGTACAAATGGTTTATTCCAACAAGACAAGAAAGTTATAAACTTGACTTTATCGGTGAGTTAGAACTTGGTAAAAACAAGAATGAAAATCCATTTGACACATTTAAAGATTTTTATACAAAAGACTTTCAAAAATTTGTAGATTACAACATACAAGATGTGGAGATTGTTGATGGTTTAGAAGATAAACTTGGCTTGATTGAGTTGAGTCTGACCGTTGCATATGAATCAAAAGTAAACTATGATGATATATTCTCACAAGTTAGAGTATGGGACACATTGATTGCAAACCATTTAATGCAAAAGAATATATGTGT